TGCGTCATTTTTAGCTAATTCATCTAGAAATATTTGCTGACCTTTTACCTTTCCAAATGCTTTTTGGAATCTTTTCAAATCAGGTGTAAGCTTTAATTTGTCTGCTTGATAACGAGCTTCTCTTTCTAGTTTTTTCGTTAGATCGACATATCCATAATTTACAACACCTGTTTTTTTATCAGTCGTTTTTTTATCTAGATATTTTAAACGACCATCGTTTTCATCAATAAAATAAGGTATTGGTTTACCTGAATGTTTATTGATCATATGTTGTAAAACTATTTCATCTTTAGCAGTACCTGTAGGCTTACCCTTGATAAACAGGCGATCTTTTCTCATTAAAAAAGCCGCCCTTGCGGACGGCTACGTAATATTGCTTTGTGGGTGTATTTACGTGATGTGACTAATAATTAGTCGTTCTCTCAGAGGGTTATGTCCATATGTCTGACGCATCCATCTGAGCCAATGACTGCTACCTTTCCCTTGATTGCACTTTTTACATGCGGGTACGAGATTGCTCGTAAGAGTCTCGCCACCATTTGTTTTAGGCTTGACGTGATCAAGCGTGAGTTCTGTAAGTTCATAATTGTTTCCGCAATAAACACATTGACAATTGAAGTGCTCTTTAATAGCTCTTCTCCAGAGCTTCTTAGCGTCTGAATTTGTCATGCTTATTAGGTTGTATAGATAGTGTTTAGGGGTTGGTAGAAGTGGGGTCATTTACGAATTTTTAATCTGCTTTTACGGTTAGTAGATGGAGACTGAAGTCTGCCTTTAGTAGTACTCCCTTTGTAATGTGCAGCATCTTTACCATCGCCATTACCGTAAGTACCAAGTTTTCTATTAAGCCGATTAGCATTAATTTTTATTCGCTTACCCTTTGCTGTTTTTTGATATGCGCTTTGTTGTTTAAGCCTCTTTTTACGAGCTTCAGGATTCTTCCTGTAATACTCAGCTGTGCTTCCCATAAAGTCTACTTTGTACTAATTCGGGGTCTACTTTTGGCATAACGGCTGCAAGCTTGGCGAGTGGACTACCTTCTATTGCTATACCGCTAATATCATTTGTTTTAAGCCAATCACAGGCTGCCTTAAGATCTTGAGTAGAAGCTTCGCCACTTTTGACTCGCTTTAGAAACTCAGAGGTAACAAGGTTATGTAGTTCGTTAAATTGGTCTTCAGTGGCTCGTTTCTTCATTCGTCTTTAATTCCTGGAAATAGATTACGTCTGACAATCTCTACTGCTTTATCGTCAATAGTATTATCAGTTGATTTTGCATAAGCTTCAAGAAGCTGGATGATCAAATTCTTCACAGCAGATGTGGATAGGAATGTCATTAGGATTGGTTTGATAATTAACATATCCTTATCCTTCATCTGCCTTTACGAACTTACCGTTATCGTCTCTTTTCTTAGTAGACTTTTTCTTCTTTGCTTTTGCTTGTTCAGCTTCCATCTTTGCGATGGCATCGCTTAGTGTACTCATTCTTTTATAGGTTTGGTTGGACATTTGTACTCCTGTTTATCCCAAGGGAGTTTCTTTTGTATAGGAATACATTCGTTTTTTAAGTACTGCTTGACTGCAGCTTTCTTCTCTTCTTCGTATTTAACGATTGGAACTACGTCATAACACATGTCATAGACACGAGTTTTTTCAGCTATCATGAATCCCTTTTGTTGGAGTTCAGCACATTTCAATACACGTACAAGCTCATAATCAAGCCTCATCTTTTCTTCTTGCCGTTTGGCTATACGTCTACATTGTGCTAAACCCCTACGGTCCAGTGGAAACATAAAGTTGATTTGACCGCCCCAGTTTTCAGCTATCGTGTAACTTCTCTGAGTCATTACTTCGTCATAGGGAACCGTATGATTCCCCATG